CGTGGGATTTGAGTAACAACCTCTTTCGGGTAGAAGTAATTGCTCTTGTCTTTTAGCTTCAGGGGAACCCACTCATCAACCGGGATGATCTGGTCCTTAAAGTCTTCTATCAGCAGCTTTGCTGTGTCTGGAGTTATTGCGTAGGCGTGGCAGTTGTACCAATAGCCCATATCGTTCCAGCGGTAGCCTAACCAAACGCTGTCGTAGTCACTAAGTAGCCAATCTACTTGATCTGGGTTGATCTCATCGTAAACAGCGTCCTCCTCAAGGATGATACCGTTTAAACCACTTTTGGCTATCTTCTCCCATACCCGTAGGTGGCTCACTGAGCACCCAAACTCACCTGTAAGCAATGGTCGCTTATGGATTGGGTCTTCCCACACTGTAGAGGGCTTACAATTAGTCTCAGACACTACTTGAGGCCATGACTTACCTCTTGCATCGTACGCTGATCCGTACAGGGAGATTTGATAGACTATCATTCAGGTTTAGTCGGCCATGTAATATCGTGGGGAAAGCCAGATTGCTGTGGTACATCTAGTAACGCTTGACGGTATGTGGACCATGCAGCCTGTGTATCAGCATCAAGTGCAGCCCAGCGAAGTGCATTGCCAGCAATAGCATCTACTTCTAGGAGTCGACTGTCACGTTCAGCACGAACCTGTGCGGCTGCGGCTGCATCTAGCTCTGCTTGTGTTGGCGGAACATATGCTGCGAAGTCATCACCGATCAAAGACATGACAGCATCATTGTCAATCGTGGTGTCTGTGTCGTAGTCAGTCAGCAGGTAGGGTATCCACCCGTAATCTGGGTGGTTAATCTCCACGTCAATGATTGTGTTTGCCGCGTTCTTTGATGCCGCGTTACGCACCTCTGTGATTGTAATACTCATATCAAGAAATCCTTACCCACATACCCGTTGCACCGTAGTTAGTACCACTGGTACTTTGATTAGTAGAGCCGTTCATGGCCCGCCAAGTACCTGACTGTAAAACGGTATAATCATTAGATACAAAAACATTACTTACCCCGTTGTAGTAGCCCAGCGCACCCAATGTATTACTACACGCATACAAGCCGCTGGCCGTAGAGCCAGCTTGGTAGTTAGTGTTGTTTGCAGGCCGACCCCATGTATAGGTGCCTACAGCGCCGAATGTTGTACTACCGACAGCACCACTATCAAAGTTGTCATCACCTCGTATTACACTAGCCATATCATTCCACCGTTACGTTAGGGATGGGCTGGATTGCTTTGAGTTCAGCAGGAGTAGTAGCTGCGTCAATGCTTGCTAGTGAAGGTGCGTCACGCAAGGCTTGCTTGTCAGAGATGATCTGTGTCGTGTCAGCACCCGTCTCAAGTGCCTTCATGTAGGCTGTGTCTAGTGCAGCCAATGGCTCAATACGAGCTTGACGTAGCTTGTCACGCCAGATGTCCTTGGCTGCTGACATGTCTACAGAGATTACCCCTGCATCTGCATTAGCTTCCCAAGCACCACGGAAGGTACGTTCTGCTGGTACTTCATAGTCTGCGGCGTCATAAGATGTTGCGCCTATCTTGATGAAAGTTTGTGTCATTTTGTTACTCCATGGGAAGTGTGCGGGTCTTCAAATATCACTCTGTAGTTGCTCATCTTGCGACCTGAATTAAAACACGTTCACGGTCAATTTCATAGGTATTTGCGTTAGTTGCGGCAATAACCAAAACTGCGGATGTTGTGTAAGTGTTCCGCTGTTGATCGCCAACACGGGTATTTGTGGTGTCGTAAGTATTTGTTCCACCACCTGAAGCAACGGTTGAATAGTTTGCATCACTTAATGAAGATGAAAAGTTTGTGGTGTATACCCCCGTCCCGTTATCCGTAATGCTGCTCACATTACCATCAGCACGAATAGCCACAGTACCAGTGCCGTTGAAGTTTACCCAAGCCCTAGCAGGATAAAGACCAACGCCACCTGTAGTCTGTAGGTTATCTACCTTGATCGTACTCATGCTGCTAACCTCCACGCATTACGGAACTGTCTGTCAGACGGTACATCTGCTGTCTTAACAATCTTAAACATTGGTCTGTTGTACTCCACCGACCAGATGTGACGGGGTATGTCTTTCATGATGAGATACTCAATGGCTTCTTCTTCTGTGAGAGGCCCAACACGGGGTGCAGTCCACTGTGCCGCATGTTTCTCTGGGTCATGCTTAAAGGTGTCGTGGCGACCCTCAGCGATGGCTTGTTGCTCATCATCCTGCAAAGCCCAGTAAACTGAGATGGGTGGTAGTAGCCCAGCCTTAGCTTCTTCAAGCCAGTTGTCACTAGGAACAAGCACCATTGCGGGTTGCTCTGGTTGCTCTGGGTCTTCAAAGATTACTCTGTAATTGCTCATTCTGTAATCACCGCAGTAGCTCGAACAAAGTCACGTTCGGCATAACCACCGTAACCCATATTAACAGGGACCGAAGAAGTAGACCTGTACAGTGTTAGGTTCCTTTCAATGCAAAACACATCCCATCGGTTGCTTAAAAAATAAGTATTAACAGAGCCGTTAAACCCGTAGTTAGGATCACTCTTGGTACTACTAAACCCAACTGTGGCTAGGCCAACACCGTTATCTGTAATACTAGAAACGCCTCCACTGGATAAAATAGCTACCGTTCCTGTCTGATTCCAGTTCACCCAAGCCTGTACACTACCCGCACCACCTAAAGTACCAAGGTCTACATCTTGGTCAGGTAGTGTAACAGTCCGTGTAGAGTTAGTATTGGGAGCTGTGAGAATTACACTGCCCGACCCACTAGCATTACCCTGTAGTTTAATAGTAGCCATTTAGATAACCGTCCATGTTTCGCCAGCACCGACTGTTACAGTCACACCGGAGTTGATTGTAATAGGGCCAGCACTCATTGCGTTCTTACCATTAGTGATTGTGTAGTTAGAAGTAACAGTCTGACCGTTCTCCCAGAATATATCATTATTAGCACTTGCGGAAATACCTGTTAGGCTTGAACCGTTACCGTGAAAGCTAGGCGCATGGATAGGCTCTGTAGAGGTAATCTGTGAGTTGTTTACCTCAAGACGTTCTGCACCACCAGTAACAACACGCCATTGGTCTGCTGCGTGAAACTGCATGTAAGTGTTGGTATCACCATCGTGGAAGATTTGGTCAACGCCGTAAATGTCGTTGTTGTTCATGTCTAAGTAGTGGCTGTTCATTTGGATGTTAGCAGCCACGTTAATATCTGTACTATTGACCTCAAGACGCTCTGTACCACCGCAAACAACACGCCACTGATCGGCAGCATGGAACTCCGTATAAGTGTCAGTGTCACCATTATGGGTAATACGGTCATCAACGTAGAGAGTACCGGATACATCAACACCATCAGTAACGGTGTTAAAGCGCAGGACGTTATCATGGGAGAGTTTAACTCCACCATTTTCGTCCATCTGCACAGCCCAATGGTTGTTCTCATCATCATAAAAACCAGCCTGTGCGCCATCAGTCATAAATGACCAGCGGCCCTCGTTTGAGCTATTGCGAATTTGCAAGCCGCCCCATGTACCAGTACTAGATGTAATTTGCAGCAAGTCTGCACGGTCTGTGCTTTCTTGGAGCGTAACTCCACTTCCGAAGGTTACACTTGTTGCTGTAACTGCACTCTCACCCTTCTGACCCTTAGAACCAGTGGAACCTGTAGCACCTGTAGCTCCAATCTCACCCTTTTGTCCCTTAGCACCTGTGGCTCCTGTGGCTCCCGTTTGACCCTTCTGGCCCTTCTGACCTTTAGCACCAGTGGCCCCTGTACCGCCATTTAAACCAGCTTCACCCTTTTGGCCTTTAGCGCCAGTAGCACCTGTGCCTCCAGTAGCACCTGTGGCTCCAGTGTTGCCTTGAGCGCCAACTTCGCCCTTCTGACCCTTTTGGCCTTGGATACCCTGTGAGCCTGTAGCGCCAGTAGAACCAGTAGCTCCAGTTTGACCCTTCTGGCCTTTGATACCTTGAATACCCTGTGAGCCTGTAGCGCCAGTAGAACCTGTAGCTCCAATCTCACCCTTTTGGCCTTTAGCTCCGGTAGCACCTGTGGCTCCACCCGCCCCAGTTTGACCCTTCTGGCCTTTAGCTCCAGTTGCGCCAGTAGAGCCTGTAGAGCCTTGGATACCTTGGATACCTTGGATACCTTGAATACCCTGAGCACCAGTCTGACCTTTTTGACCCTTAGCACCTGTAGCTCCGGTAGCACCTGTAACACCTTGGACACCTTGCGCCCCGACTTCACCCTTCTGGCCTTTAGCTCCATTAGCGCCAGCAGAGCCTGTAGCTCCGATCTCGCCCTTCTGACCTTTAGCACCAGTGGCCCCGGTTGGTCCAGTTGCACCAGTAGAACCTGTAGCACCCTGCGCTCCGACTTCACCCTTCTGTCCCTTGGCTCCGTTTGCACCAGTAGCGCCTGTGGCTCCAAGCTCACCTTTCTGTCCCTTAACACCCTGCAATGCAGAAGCGGTGATCGTAGCCTTCTTCCAGCTACCCGCAGAGGTGTCATAGACAGGGATGATGTCGTCAGATGCAGGAGAAGCGTTAGTGGATAGACCTGTGAGGGCAGTGTCAATATTATCGGCTGTAACGTCAGCGCCAACAGCGACACCATCAAGTTTAGTACCATCAGAGGACACATTACGTCCGTCTACTGTACCTACATTGGTGACGTTGCGGCTATCGTCGATTACTTCTACGCCGTTAATTTTTACTGCCATCTTCGTGTACCCACTATTAGCTTGTTTTTATTGTTCTTAGATAGTTTGGTCAGTTTGAACATCGTTAGTGACAGACAATGTGCCACTTGTGTCTAACTTGAGTTTGTTTGTACCTTGATATGCGAAGTAAAGTGAACCCCCGCTCTCAGTGATAGTCCAGTCGCCAAAGTCTACAGTAGGAACACTGAGTGTCCCTGACATAGTGTCGCCAGCCAGTTGTACATAACGTGTGTCGTGTGTATGGCTGTCGTTTACTACTGTAGCTGTGATGTTAGCATCTGCACCACCGTTAAACACGGCTGTACCTGTAACATCTCCACTTAGGGTAATGTTTCGGTTGTTAGCCAACTGAGTGGCACTAGAGGCGATACCTGTAAGGTTACCAACTACGTTACCAATGACACTGTTAACCTTGATGTCCCCGTAGGAAAAGGAGGCGTGTGAGGTGTCGATAGTACCTGTTGGCTCTGGTGCGTACTCGTCAAAGAACGTCCAGTAGTTAGATGACACATCGTAGTACACACCAATGTGAGTGTAACCTACACCAGAAGTACCTGTATTACGGTTAGATGCGATACCTGTATCTACGTTAGTAGGAGAAGCAGTACCAGACCAAACGTCACCAATAACATGCCCGTTATCAGCGTTGAACTTGATGTTTACGCCCTCTTCAAGAGGTTGATCGTCTGTTGTAATTGAGATGCCAGTAGCTTCGATAGTCACAAAGTTATCAAGGGACCACTCAAACTCGTCAGGTGCGCTTTGATCGTCACTGATACGGACGTAGTATGTCTTATTAGAACTTGTACCGTTGTAGTGACCAGTAAAAATACCATCGTTTGTGCCAGTTCCTGTAAAGGAAGTGTTATCAGCCCCGATTGTATCACCAGAATTGAAGTAGCTAAAAGCACCCGACAAAGCAATGTTGTTACTGCTAGTGATTGTCTGCGTACCGTTAACAACCAAGTCACCATCTATTGTAACATCGGCATCAAAGTGGGAGTTACCGTCTACACGCATAGTCTGAAAGGTCTCTGAGGATATACTAACGTATATACAGCCCCCAATGGCGGCACTAATCAAACACACTCCAACTTCTGTTGGGTAGTAAGGGTAGCTTGGGGATTCGGTAACTGTACCACCCCCAATTGCAACGTGTACAGGAGCGCCGACTGTCAAATGAGAAGTATCAACGTCTGCTATCAAACCCCGTACAGTCACATAACCAATAGTGTTGTTCTCAATGTCGTGAGTTGTAACACCAACAGCTTGGGACTCAGCGTATGTGGTATCAGCCCTTGCCGCAGAGACAGTAGGTGTAGCACCAGATTCACCAGTTAGGTAAACTGGAGTACCGTTAAGTAGGGTAGCGCCAGTGTCGTTATATACACGAATGTACTCTTCCTGACCGATCTGAAGTGTAACATCGCTTTCGTCGTTGTAAAACCCCAAAGCACCGAAGGCTTTGTCGTAGAATAGACGACCTTCTTCATAAGCAGGTTTGTTTGCAACAGTAGTCTTTAACTCAACACACTTCTCGAAGACGTTACCGATATGAAAACCGTTCTCATCAACATAAGATGCTTTAGACGCTGGTTGAGTTACAAATACCTGCTTCTCCCCAGCAGACCAGTCTACTGCACTACCGCCATTGGAGGACGACAGGATGGTTGTACGAGCCAAAGTGGTTCCAGAGGCAGTGTACGTCCCAATACCTACTTCCCAGTCGCCAGCTGCGTTAGTGGCGGTGTAATAGGTAATGTTGCCATCCCCAATAGCGGAAAACGCTTGGAAACCATCTTCGGCACCTGCCAGAGTGTAAGTTCCCGTACCTGTAGTTGTGGTAGTTTCCTTTACACGATCTTTTAAAACAAGTGCCATAGTCTATTCCTTACGATGGATCAGGGATGCCGATGTCAAATGTGGCAAGAGTAAATGTGTTGCCTGATGTAACCGACTGAGAAACTGTCAGAGCCGCTGTAGCCAGCAAACGAGAGTTTACTGTGTCTACGAGAGCGTAGTGAGTAACTGTACCAGTACTTGAGATTGTACCATCGTCGATAGCTGTTACAGACACCTTACGTCCACCGCCTACACGATCACCGGGAGCGCCGATGGAAAGGGAGGAGGAAGAACCAAGACTGTAAGTAGAGGTTGCTTCGGTGTAGTCAGTAGCCTCAGCAGAGGTTACATGCACTGCGTTTGCTTCCAAGTCGAGGACTGAAAGCCCTTCGTCGAAAACGCGATCATTAAGAAATGCCATTATTCAGTTTCCTGTTCTTCTTCGAGAGCCTCTGGCTCTTCTGTTTCTGTAGCCCCATTAGGGTCATAATTTAATTCAGCAATGTCCATGAGGTTTTGAATGACCTCTGGGTGATTACTGACGTTAATATCTGCGCCGTTAAGGTTACGCAGGAACCCTGCAATCTCACGAAGATCATGCGGTGCCACATCGCCAGCTTTAATAGTTGGCATCAGCGAATAGTCCAGACCGTTCAACTCCCAGAGTCTCTCGACTAGCTGCTTATTAAGCACATCGACAATCTGCTGGATGTAGCTCTCAAGCGCCCGAAGGAACAGGTCTGTCTTGCTCTTAGAGAGGGCGTAAGAACCACCCTGACTGCCGAGCATTAGGAACTCAGACAAGACGCTCCGAGCAATGTCGTGCTGATAGCGACGAACAATGGGGTCAATGTCGATGTTCCTAGAACCACTAGAAGACATAAGCTCCACGTCAACCAAGCGAATGTTGGTAGGTGTACCATCCTTATCAGGGTAGGTGTCCGATGGAGTGATGATGTAACCTTGCTCGTTGAACTTCACGTCACGCAAGATTTGCTCTAGGTTCTGCCTAAAGCCAACTTGAGACGGTGTAGCGTCAGCTGACAAGTATTCGGCTGGGATACGAGCTACTGGGATACCAGCAAGCTCACGTTCAACAGCAATGGCTTCGATAGCCTGTAAATTGTTCAAATACTCATAAGACGTATAAGCATTGCGCAAGATACTACGACCGCTGGGGTCGCCGTTAATAGAAGTAGTGCGGTAGTACAGGCTTTTGCGTACTGGGATATAGTGTTTCGTCGATCCTGCATATGCGCCCTCTTGGTAGATACCCTTAACAGAGCCAGTCTTCTGGTCTACATCAAACCGAGATACCGTCCAAGGCGCTCTTTGAGCAATCTTACGGACGCCCATACGACCGTCAGTATATTTAGAACGTCTTTTGTCAGAAGATTCGGTTGGACCAACACGGCGCTTATATACAACCTCAAACCATGCAAAGCCGAACGACAAGCAGGATAAAGCCTCAGCCACATGGTCATCGAGGCTATGTTCCATATCCGAAAGAACACTCTCAACATACTCTTTCTCCACTAACGCTGCTGGACTATCATCCGCAGGAAATACCTTAAAGTCTACGTCACGAAGAACTTGCTCCGTAGCGTACATGACCGCACCAATCGTGCTATCGTTGTCTCGCATCTCACGAAACTTGCGAATAGCCTTCTTGCCGCGAAGCTCAGGGAGAAACTCATCCGCACGGATTTGACCGTTATATGTGTTGTCACCAGCGACACCTAAAATGCCAGTGGATTCCGTTTTAGAGAGTTTCTTTACCATTTTACTTCAAGCCTTTAGCGTTAGAGTATGCCAGAACTAGCTGTGGTTTTGCATACCCATTCAGTGAGAGGTCCGTTATAGCCCATACCATAGCATCAAGACGGTCTGGTGAGCCTATGGACCCTAAAGGTTCCCACTGTACCATCTGATCCTCTAAGTCATTTAATCCCTTAACGTGCTTGACCTTACCTTGCTCATATAAAGCGGATACAGGTTCAGCCCGTGCCATCTTACCTCTACTAGCATGTACAAGTTTGATAGGTACGGTTTCGTCTTCGGTTTGCAGGGTGTGTCGGACCATATCACCACCTTGGTTCTTCTCCGCAACAATGCGGTCAGCCATGTGGTCGTGGTAAAGTTTGATAGCTTTTGCTGCCCACTGTTGGGGCGTATAAGTACCTGTGTGGTCTTCTAGTACATAAGCTGTGCCATTGTGGTCTATACCAGCAACGACAATCCCTGTCATATCCGATTCAGCATTGGAGCTAATAGCAGGGTCAATAGAAACAATGATACGAGCAAGTTGAGGCACATCATCTTTGTCTATCTCACACTTATGTAACAGGGAACGGTTCCACAAAGCACCTGATGCTTCATCTAACACTTCTGCATAAAGTTCTTGTCTACCAAGGCGAGTACCTTCGTAGGTCTTCCTAACTGCATCAAGGAATGAACCAGCTAAGTTAGCTGAGTTGTCAAACGTAGAACCCTTACTAATGAGGGTGTTCTCATCCGCGATAATGCTTCTTAGTAGTTTAGTTGTTTTGGGAGTTGTTGTCACAAAGACCTGTGGCTTACGTCCTAGACGTAGACCGAACATCATCATGTCCCAAGTCTCTTGTGCGTTACGCCAAGCACACAGTTCGTCAGTCCAAGCACTAAATGCCTGTGGACCACGAAGTCGCTCAGGGTCTTCTGCTGAGAAGAAAACAGCCTTAGCTCCATTCTCCCAAGTCAGTGTATTGTTTGTTGGTGACCATACGGGAAAGCCTAGAGCCTTACCACGATAAGTCTTATCACCCTTCCAGCAGACATTAAGAAGTCCACTGTCGCCCTCGACCATAACCCGTCTTACATCACCCTTAGTGGGAGCGACACAATGAACGATCTTATCGCCCTTCTTGATACGGTGACGTACCCATTCAGCACCCGCTCTAGTCTTACCCCATCCACGACCAGCAAGTGCTAACCATGTTGACCAGTCACCTTTCGGCTCTAACTGATCGGGTCTAGCCCAGAAGTTCCAATCATACTTTAGTTCCTCTGCCTTAGCAGGACCAAGTTTACGCAGAACTTCTCTTACCTCTTCGTCGGAGAGTGATCTAAGATCGTCAGCAGTTACAGTCGCCTTCGCAATCGCAGGTTTTGCTTTCATCGGGGTTCTTTCCTAATAGACCCATGAGGCTGTCAATAGCACTCTCGTCTAAGTCTGGGTCTTCCGTTTGTTCCACTTCATTCAGTGTACTGTTGGGAGACCAACCACCTTTAGAACGTAGGTAGAACTCTTGTGACTTGAAGTCTCCGTCTAAAGCCTGTTGTACCACGACAGAACCAATGGCTCCTACGATCTCAGCTTTAGTCTCTGCAATCAACTCTCCATACAACTTGTAAAACGTAGCTGTGCTAGATGGTGCATTTTGGTACTTCTGGATGGACGACATAATATCTTTTACAGACACACCATTCCTAATACCATTACGGACATTCTTAGCTATGACTTCGCTATATGGCTTCTCTGGGATCGACATACCATTCTTCCTATTACTAAATAGTAACCCCATCGGCATGACCACATCTCTTAGTTGTTACTTGATGGAAAGGTTCGTCATGGTTGGGGAAGTTGTGTAGGGACTACTATAGTATAAACTATAGTTTCTCTCTCTACTAGCTATGTAACTGGTGAGTTGTAAAAGCTAAAGTAGGAAACTTAAGTAGTACCTCTTATAGTAGTATAACGTCGGATTTTCTCTAAGTGTAAAGCAGGTATGTAAACTATTTTATAGTCGTCTGTAAATACTAGATTCTTTTTTGTCGTCCCTCACTTAAGTGGGTAGCGCAGGTCGTGTCGTGGGTCTGACTCCGTGCAGTAAAGTAATAGACGCCCGCTTCCTGTGACGGAATGTCGCACTCGTTACTTACGATTTATTTTTTTTTATGTTGGAAATCATGTGGGTTACGCACCCCCCGCCCGAATCACCCCAGTGAAAATGGGGGCCCCAAGCGTATGTCAACACAAAAGTTTCCTTGACAAGTGTTTTTTCTTGCGCTCGGAGGGCGAATCGGCTGACCCTCCCGACTCTCTTTGCGTTTCAACAATAGGGCCGAACCGGACCCAATGACGACACAAACAAGAGCCAAGCCAATGACAAGACACAAAAAAAGGAGCGCCCGAAAGCGCCCCAGTTTAGGGAGTCCAATGATGTAAAAGGGAAGAGGCTTAATCGGTATCAAGCACGCTATAAGAGGCGGTATCAAAACGCCACAAGACAGGCATTATATCCATATAGGGCTTATCTATTGTCAATTCAGCGGCATGGTCTAGGCAATCGCTTGCGCTTTCATAGGCGTGGAAACAGTGCCACTTGTCAGAGTCTTTGCGGAATACTAGGTTGCGATATTCAATCTTGAGCATGGGTCGACTCCTTGTTGTGGTCAGTCTCACAAGAGGGGCAAACGGATTCCCCATTTTCCAGGGTTGTCATGTCGTCACTATGAGTTGCTTCTAGGCAGTGGTCGCATGGTCTGTGTATCATTGCACCAGCTCCTTAGTGTTTCTTATATGAGACGTTTGGAACATCGTGAGACCAGCAAGCGCGACAGGCATTGTCACCAGTACCGCATGAGCCTCCATTGCTAGGCGCTGGGCAAACGTGACCGTGAGCGGGTTTGAGCTTATGTACTGTGCTAGTGTTAGCGCCCTTGACGGGGGCTTGATCGACCATTGGCGCTGATAGGCGAATTACTAGGTTGGCAGGTATTGCCCCCTTATAGGCGCGTACAATCGCCAATTCGCGGGTTGGAAGCCAGTGGTTTATATGGGGGGTTTGTCGCGCCACCTCACAGATAGCGGCCAGTTGATCGACCGAATCTAGGTCACCAGCGTCAAACCAGCGGTGATATGGTTCGCCGGTTTTATCGGCAAAGCGTAGAATCTGGAACACACAAGCGGCGACCCATTTTGCGGGGGCGTTGGCAATTAGATCAAGCGACTTCTCATAGTTGGCGGTCCAGCCTTGGTCCACAGATGGACGCAGATTCTGGATTCGTAGAGCATAGCAACCCTCACAAATTGAGCCTTTGAGCTTTGCCAAACGTCCACCGACTCGGCAATGTTTGGCAGAAGATGAAAACGCAGAGCCGGGCATTTTGGAATTGCGGTTGGTTACAGAAACAGTTTCCTTGGCGGATTTCAATGTTGCGAACATTACTGCGAACCCCCGAAGCTGATCCAGTATGACAAGAGACCGGGAATCTCAAACAAGAGGCCGTCAAAGTATAGCGTTGAAAAGTAGCCCACGCAAAAGCACAAGAATCCGAAGTACAAGAGGCCAGTTAACTTGGCAAGAACAAGGGCGAGTCTTTCGGTGATTGTCGCGGCCTTGCGAGTGGCTTGGCGTTTGCGATGATAGACTCGGGCGATTGCGGCGTCATCTAAACCTTTGATTATGTTTTGTTCGTGTGTCATTTTGTCGTTTCCTTGTATCGGTGTTTCTATAGTTACTTTATGGGGCGATTCGGGGGCTAGGTCAACCCCCGTTTCAATCTTATTTTGTGCAATGGGAGAAAACCTTTTCTTTGGCCTCTTGCAGGTACTTGCTCAAGTCAGCCAAGCGGTTATAGTCTGGCTTCTCTTTGTTGCTCTCTCTTTCGTATGAGCGAGTCCAAGTCTCAATCTCTTGAATGTCGTAAATGAGGGTTTGTGTCTCTGCGAATGTCATTTTGTCGGCTCCTTGTCTCTGTGTTTCTATACAATCTTTATGAGGTGATTCGGGGGCCAAGTCAACCCCCGATTCAATCTTATTGGATCAACCATCGGTCAATCAGCGCATAGGTGCCACCTTTAAACCAGATCCACTGTTGGCACTTCTCTTTTGTGATTGAGTCAATCTCGATGTGATATTCCATATCTGCCATATAGTCTGCTACGGCTGATTCTGCTTTGCGCATTGTAGAATAGACCCCAAGAAGTCCATCCTCTGAGAATGTTACTGTGTAACCGTATGCCATTTGCTGTGTCTCCTTGTCAGCGTTTCGATGCACTATAAGTAGTCCATGCCCAAACGATTCGCAAGCCCTTGAGCTATGCTAAAACTGCATATCGGGTATGCGCAAATGACATAACTACGGGGTTGACTCGCTCACAGTGCGGGGAATCATTTTTATGGGTTGTGGTGACCGGGAGTCTTTCCGGGCTTGTAAGGGGCTAAAATCGGCCTCAAAAGTGCTATTGACTCCCATAGCGAATCACTGTATAAAATGGGGGATGCCTAATGAAAGAGCTATGCAATATGCGCATGGCAGCTATGCAAAACTTTCCTCTTGTGTATCTGGCGAATCGCTGTATAAAAGACTCACTGAAACGCTGATAAAAAGGACGGCAAAAATGACCTGTTACGAATACTTTTACGAATCAGACTACGGAATGGAATCTGGTTTTGTTGAGG